CACTTTCATTTGATAAAGTCTTGCACTCTCATTTGAGTATTCGGATTGACCACGAGCTGCTTCATTTATACCAGATATATCATTCATCTTATCTTTTACATCTGCAATATCATTCCATACATCATAAGGCATAGGAGAGGGAGCTAAGCGAGTGGGAGGAAATCTATAGTTGCGCACCAGCATTGTATAATGCGGATTGCGTCCATTTATATCAAAATCTTCTTTTGTGTCTCGGTCTTCATAAGAAAACATCACTGGACTTATCATTGCCCTATCAATATAGGCAGTTTTCTGTATTTCTCGTTTATTAAGGTTCTTTTGCGGGTCTATCATAGCCCAAACTAAAGACGAGTTCTGCGATTTCTGATTGCCAAAGTCCATTGAATAATAGGGTATAATATCGTATCTATCAGTGTCCAGCCAGTTATTCTCGTCTACTAATACCAGATTGAAGTAAGGACATACCGTAGTTAAGTGTATTTTCTTAATTTCAGTCTCGGATACATACATCAAATTCATTGACGCAGGGTCTTCTATGCTATTCTTGGGATAGACTACATATTCCTGAGTGATAGTATTAATAAATAAATCTCGTTTTTCTTTGGTTCTGGTTTGCATCTCCAATACTTTATATAAGTTTCTCTCTTTATCATAGAATTGTGATTGTATATTTGACACTCCAAAGAGTTCTTTCATAGTTGAGCTAAGCGTTTCGGATAGCTTTTCCCACCATTTCTTATCATAACCTTCCAATCTAAACTCTTGTTTATTACCGTAAGTATCAATTAACTCATCTAATCTTAGCCAGCTTTCCATTATTACATATTGACAGTCTTTGAGGTCATAACGAGAAGAATAAGGGTCAAATATAACAGAATAAGGATTAAGTGCACGGAATTTATAATCCATAAATCCCGCTTCATCTGGTTCTACTCGTATCTGTATACAGCCTGGGATAGGCATAATCAGTCCATCTATGAAGGCACGCTGTAGTTCTTCTTCGCCATTCTCACTTTCCCATAGATTATTAAATAAACCTGTCAGTATTCCAGCTAATTCTGTTTGTTCTTGATAGTAAGGTCTGATTTGTATTGAGGAGCGATTAAGTTGTTCTGTGCCTAAAAGGTTAAATAAACGGGGAAGAATAAGATTATAAACTATAGGAGGCATACCTTGTGCTAAAAAGTTCTCAGTTTCTTCTTTATTCCACTGTTCATTTAACATAAATTTATAGCAAATTTCTGCCCTCTTTCTGGATTCACTCCATTTGTTAGTGCCATCCAGATACACGCTGATTACATTTTTTACTAAGTCGTCTTGTCTCATATCATACCTATTTCCTATGATTTTATACTATTAAATCTTGTCAATCCTTTATCCTGCCCATACATTATTAATATTAAAGCTTGATTTAGGTTTCTTGCCGAATAATCGCTTTTGCCAGTTAGGGACATCAGGTTCTTTCGCACGAGGACGAGGACGGTCAATATACATTAAGCCATAACGCAAAGCATCGGCTAAGTGGTCTTCTCCTTCCGTATTTACATCCTCAGGGTTTTTATCGGAACGCACTAATGAAGGTATAGTTTCAATACAATTTTTACAGTTAGAAGTAAACACCAGATAAGGTCTTCCTTCTTCAGGCACTTTAAGAAATTCGTGAAATGTAGCCCAGCCTTGAACTCTTTCATTATTACCTAAAACTATATGCTCTATTCCATTATCTATGTATATATCCAAACTTGAATGAAGGGTATTCATATATTCGTGCGTTTTTGCCCTCATTGACGGGTCAACTATAGTAGCATAAATATCGTCTTCAGTTAAGCCCCAGCGTGCAGTTTTCTCTTTTATGCGTCTTGCCTGTTCGGACGGAACTAACCCTGTCTCGTATATCTCGTCAAATACCGTGACATAACCGTCTACATCCACTACAAAGAAGGCTACTGCAAAAGGATTTTTTGTTCCATAATCTACTACCCTATAAACTCTACCAGTATAAGTATCTAAATTAAAATCTCTGGCATCTATGATATGATGAAATGCACTAAACTCTTCAAAAAAGGCACCGCCCATAACATCCCAATCACCAAACAACCACATTCTGCGCTTTGTTTCATCTAAAGACTTCAAATATCGCACATATCTTGGGTCTTGCTTAACCAAAACAGGATTTTCAAACACTAAGGCTGGTATATATTGTATGGTATTGCCTTCTTCATCTTGAACTGGAGGAGAAGGAATTAACTCATTCCAACTTAAATTAAACTTTTCTTCAAAGTGCTCTTTTCCTATCTTGGGAGGACATTTATCAATAAATTTGCGCTTTATCCATAGATGACCCACGCCACCTGGATTTGTTGTGTATCTCTTATAAGGTTTCAGCTCAGGATTAACTGACCGAACTGAACCACCTAAATCTCGTATCCAGCTCTCAGGAAACTGATTTAACTCTTCTACTCCCAAATAATGATAATTACCACCAATATATTTATCTACATCCGCTCTACAATCACAATATGCCATAAATATCTTAGCTCCACTGGGGAAAGTAAAAGATTTAGGCTTTTCTCGCCATACCGCACCTAATTTACTGTATATCTTCTGCGCCTCAGGTATGAAATTTTTGATTAAATCGTCATATCTGCGCCTAATTATTATCGCTCTATACTCAGGATAATCTATGCTGTATTTATCTACTACGGGCTTCATATCCAATTGATTACCTTCATAATGCCATTTTCTTGGTTTTAATGCCGCATCTATGATTAAAGCCTGAGTTTTACCCGAACCTCTCGCTCCACCAAACAAAACCTCATCTACTTCACTGGCTAAAAACATTGCCTGCTTAGGGAAAGGAGAAAACAGTATCTGCTGAACTCCATCCTCAGTATAGGCATTTTTATCACTATCAGGTAAATCAATCAGACTCATCTTGCTCTCCCGCCTTCTTCTTGGCTTTGCGTCCCATTACTCTATGCTCTATCTCTTTTATTTCCTCTATTACATCCGTTGGAGTATCTTCATACTTCTTTTGCGCCTCTATAGTCTTAGCGTGAACCTCTTCCATCTCCCGTTTTGTCTCTGTATCCATTATATCATCATTGATAAGTGTGCCATCACTCAATTCTATAGTCTGTCTTTGCGCACTATTCGGCATAGGAACTAAAATTACACACTTATCTCTCGTTATACTTACTACATTACCTTGTCCATCTTTCTCTAATACATCTCTCGGTGAAGCCATACTATCAGTTAAACTATCCCTCGCCTCTATCTGAGCTATAGTCCTTAAAGCTTCAAGTATTACTTTCACACTCTCTTGACTAAAATCTCTATCCAGTAATGTATTTAATAATCTATCATACAAAACCCTTATCTTCCGCTTTATTACATCTCCACTTAATTGAAATAAAACCTCATTATGCTTTATAATTCCATATCTTGCATCCCAAACCGCCTTAACTCTATCCTTCTTTATCTTTAAAGTCTTTGAACAATCCTCTATAGCCTTACTCTCATCACCTTTATACAACTTCAATATCGCTGTTATGTATCTTATTACCAAAAAATCATTTACACCTTCCTCTACATTCTCCAATATCTTCTCTACACTCGCTTTATCTTGTCCTACTTTCACTGGCTTTAACTCTGTTTCCATATCTTTTTAATTCCCTTAAATATTGATTTTTACTCCTATATACTCAAAAATCCTAAATTTACCCCATATAAAAAACGGCAGAGACATCGGGAGACATCTCCACCGCTTGCTCGGAGGTCATATGAAT